CGTTGAAGGCGAAGTGGGGAGACGCCGACGCCTGGATGGTCTGCCGGTCGCCGACCAGGTAGAAGTTCGGGTCGATGAAGTTGATGTCGCCCGTGGTGCCCAGGCTCGGCAGCTTCTCGGTGAAGTAGACCGGCCGGCCGTAGATCGAAATCGGGGGTGCGCCGATGACGCCGTTGTTCATCCACACCGGGGCGGAGTTGGCGATGGAACCCTGAACGGCCATCAGCGCGAGCTGCGGGAACGTGTCGATCGACGCGACCCAGATCGAGTTGCCCAGCGAGGACGGGAGCATCCGGGCGAACATCGCCGCCAGGTTGTCCACGATGATCGTGTTGGCGCCCTGGCCGGTCACGGCGGTGGTGGTCACCGCGGCCGGGCAGGAGACGAAGCCGAGCGGCTCGCCGACGCCCGTTCCCTGCATCATCTTGAAGTCCGCCTCGAACGCCATCGCCTGCGGCAGCGCCGAGTCAAGGAACCCGCCGAACGCCGGGGCGTCAGCGACCAGCTCGTTGGGGGCCTGAACGAACGCCATCAGCTTCTTGGCGTCGAGGGTGACCTGCGCGAACTTGGCCTGCGACTCCGGCGGGGCGGTGCCCTCGTCTACCCAGGAGCAGGTGATGCCGCCGAACACGGACGTCGCGTCGGTGGTCGAGTCCACCGCCGGGATGGAGATGCGCTGGGTGCCCATCGGGATGACGGTGGCGCGCTGCCGGATGATCGTCTGCTCCAGCGCGATCATCAGCAGGTCGCTGCGGAACTGCTCCGGGACCAGGAAGCCGCCGTCAGCGGGAACGTTGGTGCCGAAGCTGTTGCGAATCCGCTCGTTCTCGTTCAGGGCGGTCAGCAGCTCAGCGCCGTTGCGGTGCGTGCCGAGTGCGTTGCACTTCAGGGACAGTGCCTGGAAGAACGAGGCCGGGTCGGAGAACAGCTTGTTCACCGCCGCGCCGGGGGCAGCCTGGTTGTACAGGCGGTGCTTCCGGTACGGGCTGTAACCCTCCACGACGGGGGTTCCGTTGGACAGGTTCACCTTCGGGGTGCCGGACAGGCCGTTGTCCTTCAGGAACTCGGCCAGGGCCTTCTGGGTCTGCTCGCGGACCTGCTGGGCGATCACGCCGTCCTGCGGTGCCGCAGCCTGGGCGTAAGAGTTGATGAACTCGCGGAACGTCGCCTTGTCGGCGAACACGTCCTTCATCCGGTCGGAGTCGTGGAGCAGGTCCTCCAGCTCCGCAGGAGACGTAGGAATCGTAATCCGGGTCACTTACTTCGCCTCCTTCAGAAGGGCGAGAAACATTTCGGGGTTGAAATCGAGGTGGTTGCCGGAGTCGCCGGGACCGGCGTCCGGGATGCCTGGGCGGCCGGAGAACACGGACAGGTCCCAGGAGTTCTCGGCTACCGGGCCGCCCTGTACCTCGTCAGCCAGGCCCGCGTCCACGGCCTCCGGGCCGACGTACCAGGACTCAGCGCGCATTGCCGCCCGCCAGTGGTCCACGGGCTTGCCGGAGCGGTCCGCGTAAATTCCGGCGATGTTGTCGGACTGCTGATCGAGCAGGCCGGCCAGCTCGCGCATGTCCGCGGCGTTGCCGATGCCCATGCCGAACGCGTCGTGGATCATCATGGACGCCGTCTTGGCGATGACCAGCTTCCCGGGGCTCGCCGCCTGGGCGATGAAGCTCGCCGCCGACGCCGCCAGGCCGTCCACGTAGACCGCCACGGTGCCCTTGTGCTGGGCCAGCGCGTTGTAGATCGCGATGCCCTCGAACACGTCGCCGCCGGGGCAGTTCATGTGCAGGTCGATGTCACCCGCCACGCCGCCGAGGTCCTTCACGAAGTCAGAGGCGTTGACGCCGAACCAGCCGATCTCATCGAAGATGTCGATGCGCGCCGGGCCAGTGGCCGCGTTGGTGATCCGGTACCAGTCATTGCGACCCTGCCGCAGGTTCACGATTGCCCGGGTAGTCCGGAACGGGCGTCCGCTCATCAGTGCCTCACCGCCAGTTCCCGCAGTGCCCGCGTCGTCCGGGCGTCCAGCTCCGGGGCGGGAAGGTGGCCGTTGGACAGCATCCGGCGGAGCCGCGCTTCCATGTCGGTGGATGCGCCCGCACCGCCGTCAGCCGGTGATCCTGGCAGCGGTGCGGGCGCGGCAGCCTGAACCGCAGTGGCGGCGAGGTCCATCTGTGGCAGGCCGACAACTTCCAGGACGTCGTCCGGCTCGAACCCGGCGGCGACCAGCAGCTGAACGGCCGTCGCCTTCGCGGTCAGCTCGGACTGGTCCAGCTCGCGGTTCGCCGGGACCGGGTTGACGTAGTCGAACTCAACGTCAGCGCCGGCGGAGCCGAACATCGGCAGCAGCCGGTTATTGAGGACGTCCCGCTTGCGGTCCAGGCGGGGTACGACGGTCCAGGCCGAGAAAACTTCCTGCCCCGTCTGCGCGTTCGCCCGGTTGACGTCGTCGCTGACGCCGAGCATGACCTTGGGCGCGCGGAAGGCTTCCCGGACGATGTCACGGCACTGAGTGCGAAGGTTCGCGAAGTCCATGTCCCGCTGGGTGACCGCGTTCTGCACCCACTTGGCGCCGTTCTCCAGCAGCGCGACCCGGTGAGCCGCCTGGACGCCCTGGTGGGTCTCCCGCCAGCGCGCCTCGAACTGGTCCCACTCGGTGTCATCGAGCGATCCGTCCATCTGCACGACGCCGCCGGGGGTCGCCGAGTTCAGGAAGAACTCCGCATTCCACTTCGCCGAGTAGCGCGACGCGTCGATGTCGACCAGGACCGACTGGACGGGGCCGAGCCCGCGCATCACGTCGATCGGGTTCGGGTACTTGCCCTGGATCACGTCATCGGTGCCGAGCGGGATCTTCTGCCGTCCGTCCGGTGAGGTGTAGATCCAGCCGGCCAGGTACTTGACCGGGTCGGGGACCGGCTCCATCCGGTCGGGGCGGACCGGCCACGCGCCGAGCGGGATAGTCGACAGCGGGGACCGCTCCAGGACCCAGAACCACTCCCCGGTCAGGTCCATGTACTGCTGGTCCGTCTCGAACAGCGTGAACCGGGTGTGGAACGGGTTCGGGGCGTTGATCAGGTCCAGCGCCGCGTGCTTGACCACTTCGGTCCGCTGGTCGCTGCCGGTGTCGGTGTGCGGGGCGTACCGGCGCCGGGCGTCGGCTGGCTGCTTGCGGTACAGCTTCCACTCCGGCCGGGCGGTGGCCTCCGCGTACAGGCTGACGATGGAGAACACAGTGCCCATCGCCGCGGAGCTCTGCATGAGCGTCACCGCGTCCGCGCGCCCGGTCAGTGCCGTGGACACCTGGAAGCCGCCGCGGCCGGCGGCCAGCGGGACCGGAGCCTGGTTGCGGAGCTTCCGCAGGGCCGACTTCACTCGTCCGCGATCAGGTGCTCTAGGCCGATGAGGGTCAGGCCGGTGGCGATGAGGCCGGCGGTGAGGCTGACCGTGAACACGCCCGCGTCGATGCAGCCGAGCCCGGCGATCGTCAGCGGGATCTGGGCCGCGTTAGCCAGCACCGGGCGGGCGGGGCGGATCAGGCGGCCGGCAAATCCCGCGACGACCGCGGGGACGCGGAAGGCCCCGAGGTGACGCGCGTGACGCGCGACCGGGACAGCAACCACGCCAGACCTGCTTCCACCGGGCGAAACTACGCACAGTGTACGCGTGGTCTAGACCAATGGTCTATACCTGTGCCTATTATTGGTCTAGCCGCTGACCTGGGATGGTATGCCGTGACGCTAAGAGACGCTAACGACCTGGTTCTCCCGGCCGTCAGGGCAACTATCGCCGCGCTGCCCCACGATCGTGACGGTGAGTACGCGGCGATCATCCGGCTGGCCGAGCAGTACGCCGCAGCAATCGATGACGCCTATGACCCGAAAGTGCATGCCTGGGCGCTGCGGAACCTCGGCCCGCTGCTGCATGACGCCCTGGAAGCGCTGGGAGCCACGCCCGCGGCCCGCGGCAAGACAGTGAAGGAAGGCCCGGCTACCGGTGGCACGAACCGCCTTGCCGCCCTCCGCGCCGCACACCGCGCTTCCTAAGGGGAAGACCCAGGCCCGGCTGTTCACCGAATCGCTGCGCCCGCTGAACCGGAAGACGTCGCACGGGTACAGCGTCGCAGAGTTCGCGGACATGATCGGCGAGCCGCTCCAGCCCTGGGAGCGGTGGACGGCGATCCACGCCCTGGAGCTGATGCCGGACGGGTCCTACCGGTTCCGGGTCGTCCTGGTCCTGGTGGCGCGGCAGAACGGGAAGTCGCACCTGATCCGCTGCATCGTGCTGTGGCGGATGTTCATGGAACAGCGCCTCCGGGTCCTCGGCGTCGCCCAGGACGTCAGCCTTGCCCGCGAGCAGTGGAACCTCGGCCAGGAGATGATCCACGACTGCCCGGACCTGGAAGCCGAATGGGGCAAAGCGCGGAACGTCAACGGCGACGAGCAGTTCGCCATCGCCAACGGAAGCCGGTGGAAGATCTCCGCGGCGAACCGGAAGGCAGGCCGCGGCGGCAGCAACGACCTGGTGGTCATTGACGAGCTCCGCGAGCAACGATCCTGGGATGCCTGGGCCGCGCTGTCAAAGACGACGCTGGCCCGCCCGAACTCGATGATCTTCGCCATGTCGAACCAGGGCGATGACGAGGCCGTCGTCCTGCACCAGCTCCGCGGGGCCGCGCTAGCCGGGACCGACCCGTCACTGGGCATCTTCGAGTACTCCGCGCCGGACGGGTGCGAGCTGGACGACTGGACCGCCATCGCCCAGGCGAACCCGGCCCTCGGCCACCGGGTCAGCCACGCCGGGATCAGGTCAGCGCTGACCACCGACCCGGCCGGGGTGTTCCGCACAGAGGTCCTGTGCCAGCACGTCGACCAGCTGGACGGGGCTATCGACCTGGGGGCGTGGAAGGCATGCGCGGACCCGTCCGGGTCCATGGCAGGTCTCAAGGGGCGCGTGGCGGCAGCCTTCGACATCGCTCCGGACGGCGACCACGCCACGCTGGTGGCCGCCGGGCGCCTGGACGACGGCCGGATCAGGCTGGAGGTCGTCAGGTCGTGGAAGTCCACCGACCTGGCCCGCGCGGAGCTGCCGGACCTGCTGGCCAAGCTGCGGCCGGTCGCCTTCGCGTTCTACCCGGTCGGCCCCGGGGCCGCGTTCGCGCCACTGCTGCGCACCCAGAAGAACCCGACCGCCCTCAACGGCGTCCAGGTCTCCGAGGCATGCCAGGGGATGGCCGACCTGGTGACCGCCCGCCGGATCGTGCACCCCGATGACCCGCTGCTCACCGCCCACGTTGCCGGGGCCCAGAAGCTGCCCAGCGGCGACGGATGGCGCTTCACCCGCCGGGGCGGGGCCGGCCACGTTGACGCCGCCTACGCCGCCGCCGGGGCCGTCTGGGCAGTCGAGGTAATGCCCGTCCAGCGCAAGGGAATCATCCGCGTGCTGAGTGCCTGATAGCCAGTCAATGGTCTAGACCACTGGCCAGGTAACACGACTTGCATAGCAGATGGAGCCGCACGTCCTCCAGGCGGGCGCCCGCCGCCGCAATCCGCCGGTACAGCGTCTGGTACTGCCGCCGGTCACGATTCGCCGGCCGCGGCCAGTCAGGAGAATCCAGGTCCAGCCGCTCGGTGCTCCCGCAGCTCTTGCACGCGCCGCCGTAGATAGCCAGTGCCTGCTCCCGGGCCCGGTGCTTCCCGGCTCGCCCCCGGTCCTCGCACTCAGTGCACTTGTACGCCAGGCCATCGGGATAGCCATCCCGCGGCCGGAACGCCTCCGATGGCTTGACGACCCGGCAAATCGGGCAGAACTTCATGCTGTCTCCTGATTGGTCTAGACCTCTGACGCGCGGGGAGGGAAAAACAC